AGCACGAATCGGTCTTGAACTCGCTGACGGTTCTATTTTGTCGGCATATCATCACTGGGATGGTTATCCTTCCTGGTTGGGTCGTATTCTTAAAACTCACTATAATAGCAAAGAACTTGCCGCAGAATTGATTGATGGTGGTGATATGTCTTCTGCTTGGACTAATGCAGGTTTCAACAATGAAACTGTTGCACAAGGTCCTCTGTATTATTCTTCCCGTGGTGAAGATTGCCCTCCTCGCCTTGATAAGAACCTGGGTGAGTTTCTTCAAAACAATGAAGAGTATGGTTACATCTTCACTGAAACTGAAGGTTGGTTGTGCTATGATACTTGTGACTGGCACGAAACTTATCTTGAAAGCCAGGAAATCCCCTCTGGAGCACTTGCTGTTTGACCTATGAAAACTTCTACTGCTATTGGTGTGATTATTGGTGCTGTAGTTATTGCAACTGGCAGTGTCTTGTTTGAAGCATTTTTGCTTGGACTTATTCTGTCCTGGTTTGGTGTATCCTTGTCTTTCTGGCAAAACTTTGTTATCATTGCTCTTGCGAATATGATTTTTAATAACTTTGGAGTTTCTTCTAAATGAGCACCAAATACATTGCTGCTGGATTGATTGGGTTCTCTGCAATTATTGCCTGGAACATCTTTCTGGTTCAGCGAGATGCAAAACTCTTTGAAGCATACAATCAACCTATTCATCAAGTCAAATGATTTCCGATCGTCTTCGAAAATTGATTCAACAAGCAGAACAAAGCAAAGAGGCAGAAGAGTTCTGGCAAGAAATCAATGAACTTGCTGAGAAATATGAAGTCACTTGCGACTACATCTTGGCAGAGTTCTACTAATTGACAATCGCATCATTTCACATTAAACTTGAGGAGTAACTTACAAAAACAAATGGCACAAAAGTTTCTATACTTGATTGATTTCTGGGTTCCATTTCCTGCGAGTGAATACTCAGGACTTCTTGCAGTAATTGGCAAAGATGATAATGAAGTTCACGACCTTCTTTTAGAATGGAGAGATGATTATCTAGAGAAATATGATAATTTGATTATGCAACAAGTAGTCAATGCAAGAACATATCCTCTTGCTGAAGATGTAGAATCAAGTGTCGTTGAAGCATTTACGACGTGACACAAAACGTAGAGCACACCAACAGAATGACTAACGAACTTAAGTTTCAATATCAAGGACGCATCACTGAATTGCAACAAAAGATTACAGAACAACAGCAAGAAATTCTACAACTACAAGAACAGATTAAACTACTCTCATATGTCAAAGATTACGATTGCTGATGAAACTCTCCATTGATTTGATTCCTCAGTTTACTCACAAAGCACCCAAAGATTATAGTTATGAAGTTGAAGAGTTCAAACGTGGTGTATTTGCTATTTGGATTCTCTGTAATCGTCAGTTTGATTACAATCTTGGCAAACCCACAAAATCCATCTGGGGATTCTACAATCACAAGGAGTGTAAGTTCTATAGTCCTGTAAATAGTAAAACAATCGGTAAAGTTGTGAACTTTAAGAATACCACAAAATATACAGCAATGCCTATGAAATCATCGCCGCTAGATGCTTTTTTTGTATGAACTACGAACCAAGCATCAACGACTATGTGATATGGGACAATGGAAAAGGTGTTGAAGGTTGGGTTTATTTTGTGGGCAAAGAATACCTCACTATTGAATGTGCGGTGCGTCCTAAAGATAAAGTCAATCTTGAGTGCTGTCCTATTCACAGAAATGAAAGATTGCTCGTGATTTGTTATACTAAACAATGGAATGAATTGAATTATGTGAGATCAAGAGATTCTGTTTATGATAACTGTGAACCCCCAGTAGCATAAGGGGGCACGACCAAACTGTACTACTAATGTAAGCGACAAACGAACTATGGATTCTTTTGACGACATTCAGATTGAAGAGTTCTCTTCCTTTGATTTTGTTGAAGAAATGAATGAAGGTCTCTTTGAAGAAGAGAACGATGACAAATCTTTCAACGCATTTCTTAACTCTAACTGGGATTTCTGATCCACACTTTATTAACTAAAATGACTGAGCACATTCCTAACGTTCTTCCTCACATCCGAGAATTGAAAGATACTTGGAGGAAGCAAGACTTCACCTTCACCCGCGAGCAGCAAGAGCAATATGATCTATTGCTTACAACTCGCCGCGAACGTGTCAAACAGTTCTATGCTGAGGGTCGCGTTTCTAAAGGTGGACTGAGATCAAGAGAAGAAGATTGATACTAAAGGGGACGGTTGGGAAACTGACCATCCCCTCTTGACTTTTGCATCAAATAAATATATGATAGCAATAGTTAATCAATCAGATGAAGACCTTCTCTCAATTTTGTTCTGAAGCATACTCTTGTGTTGAAGAGGGTATGACTATGGATGACTTCAAACAACAAAGAAGGCGTCAAAAGGAAGAACCACCAATTAGAAAGCGTGGTGGAATAAGTGCTCCAGAAGATGAACGCAGTATTGGTGGACAACACAATAGAGACAATAAAGATTACTGGGCAAGTGTTGTAGGTAAAGACAGAGATAGAGGTACTGGAAACAAAGCAAAAAGAAGAGCAGCAGAACTCAATAAAGAAGAGTTTGAAATTGACGAAGCATATGATAAAGATGTTATGCAATCTTCCCAGATTCGTAGAACTGGAGAAGGTGGCAGAATTGGTGCAGAAAGAAAGAAAACTGAACCCGAAAAACGTAGAATGAAGGCAGTGGGTGGTGGTAAGATGGAACCCGCTAAGTCATATAAACCACGCAAAGATATTGGTCAGCAGAGACAAGCATCCACAAGAGTTCAGCAACCTGAACAGGAGAGAGGTTCTGCAAGAGAAAGACAATTAGCAGCAGCAAAAGAAGAGAGAAGAAAGGCAGCACAAGCAAGAGCAGCAGCAAAGAAAGGTGGTGAAGAAGCATCAGCAGCAGCAAAACCTAAAGCAAAAGAAGTAGAGAAAACTGCATCACAACTGCTTACAAAGAAAAAGAAAGAAACTGTATCACCTGACTATAAACCACAAAAAGCATCTGGTTTAACTGCGCAAGAAAGAGATAAAAAAGTAAGACGACCTGGTGAAAGATTTTTAAGAGATCTTCGTCTTCAGAATCTTGGCAAAAAGTCTGAAAGTGAACTGAAGCATCCTATCACTGCTAAAGAAATCAGCAGAAGAAACGCTGCAGCAAAGAAAAAGAGTTGATAATTGAAAGGGGGCACGCTCAAAGTGTCCCTGTAGTATAAGCACTTTCCTCATAATGAATCGAATTGAAATCCAACGCAAACTTTATGATGCTCGTAATGAGTATCTGAAAGCAAAAAGGTCTGTAGAGTTTTGGAAGCGTGAGATTGCTTTTTTGAAAGAGTGTGAAGATAACCTGAATAAACCTGCTGACTGGTTATACAATGAGATGTTCTGCGCTCAATAACCTCATCAGACCCCTCTAAAATCGACTACAACACTATGGAAACTGTGACTGTGAGGGTTGATACCCTTCAACGTCTAATTAGCAACTTGCAGGATGCAGTCAACGTGTGCTACAATGTTGATTCATCCGACAGCGATGATTATGAAAAAACCTATCCTTTTGCGACAGGTTATTCTCGCGCTGCGATGAACTCTGTAATTGATGACCTTAACAACATTCTGAACAAGTGATTCCTACTCTTCGTCCTCATCAACAACGTGGCACTGATGCGATGCAACAGCACCGCAAAGGTCAACTGATTGTTCCTACTGGCGGCGGTAAAACGCTGAAGATGATTGTAGATGCTCTGCTTCAGTTTGAGTCTGAAACTCCGCAGACGATTGTTGTTGTTGCTCCTCGCATTTTGCTTGCTGAGCAACTTTCTAGTGAGTTTCTGGAGCACATCACTAATGCTAAAGTTTTCCACGTTCACAGTGGCGAAACTCACCACGAATCTTCTACTCGTCCCCGTGAGATTCGCAACTGGGTTGATGTCAACGCTGACAATCATCGCCTGATTGTAACCACCTACAACTCTCTTCAACGCCTGGTTGATGCTGACATTGAAGTGAATACGATATATTTCGACGAAGCACATAATAGCGTTAAGCGTAACTTCTTCCCCGCAACTGAGCACTTCTCCGCTAATGCAGATCGTTGCTACTTCTTTACTGCAACTCCGAAACATTCCATCACAATTTCTAAACCTGGAATGAATCTGCCTGAGGTTTATGGTCAGGTGATCTGCCAGGTTCCTGCACCTGAACTGGTAAAAGGTGGTTACATCCTGCCCCCTAAAGTTGTGGTCAAGCAGTTGCCTATGGTCAAGGATCGTCAGGTAGTTTTTGGGCGTGATGCTGAGAATCTGCTGGAGACCATTGATGACCAGGGTGTCAAAAAGGTTCTGATTTGTGGTCGCACCACTAAACAAATTGTCGGTTTGGTATCAGAATCTGATTTCTGCTTACAGTTGCAAACTCGTGGTTATTCTTGGATGATGATTACATCTAAGACTGGTGCGGTGATTGATGGTAAGAAGGTGGATCGTGAGAAGTTCTTTGATACTCTCAATGCGTGGGGTAAGGATAGCAGCAAGCGATTTGTTGTGATTCACCATAGCATCCTATCTGAGGGAATCAATGTATCTGGTCTGGAAGCGGTGTTGTTTATGCGGAATATGGACTACATTGGTATTTCGCAGACTATTGGACGTGTGATTCGTTTGGGTGATGAATCCAAGAAGTTTGGTCTGGTTTGTGTTCCCGTCTATGATAAAGTTGGCATCTCCACTGCTCGCTCTGTGCAGGCAGTTGTTGATACTATCTTTGAGAAGGGCGAACCTGCTGTATCGGTGGTTCGCAGGTGAGTCTCACCGAGAACCCAGTATTCATCGGGGTCAAAACCCCGATTTTTTGCAATTCTGCCGCAGGGGTGTCATAGGTCATCCATCCAAATTAAATTGACGATTTTTTTGAAAGTGTAATGAAAGAAGGATTTATTGTGTCCAAAGGATTATACGCTGCTGTGCCATTTGGTCGGCAACTGATGATAA